GCTCCTGGCTGAGACAGTGGCAGGGTTACCGCTTCATCTCTACCGGTACACGGAAGAAGGGAAGGAGCAGGCAAGAGATCACCCGCTTTACAGGATTCTGTATAGGCAGCCAAATCCAGAGATGACGAGCTTTTCCTTCCGGGAGACCATGATGACGCATCTGCTACTGTGGGGAAATGCCTACGCCCAGATTGTTCGGGATGGAAGAAACGCTGTCCTTGGCTTGTATCCGCTCTTGCCGGAGAATGTTGAGATCGACCGGAACGAGAAGGGCGAGATCTACTATATCTACCACGCATACACGGACGAGAAGCCTGGAGAAACCAACCGGGACATCTATTTCCGCTATGATGAGGTCTTCCATGTCCCAGGATTGGGCTTCAATGGACTGACTGGCTTTTCACCGATTGCCATGATGAAGAACGCACTGGGCACGACGCTTGCCGTTGAGAAATACGGCAGTTCCTTCTTCCGAAACGGTGCACAGCCGTCAGGCGTCCTGGAGCATCCAGGCGTCCTTAAGAATCCGGAGAAGATCCGGGAGAACTGGTCAGATGTATACGGCGGCGCAAACAACGCGCACAAGGTCGCCGTGCTCGAAGAAGGGATGCAGTACAAACCGATCTCCTTGCCACCTGAAGATAGCCAGTTCCTATCAACTCGTCAGTTCGGTGTGAACGAGATCTGTCGTATCTTCCGGGTTCCCCCGCACATGGTGCAGGACCTCGAGCATGCCACATTTAGCAACATCGAGCACCAATCGATTGACTTCGTCGTCCACACACTGACACCTTGGCTGGTCCGATTCGAGCAGGCCATCATCAAGGACCTACTTTTGCCGGAAGAACAGGATACCTACATTCCAAAGTTCAACGTCGACGGGCTCCTTCGTGGTGATTATCAGTCCAGGATGCAGGGCTATGCGACCGGTATCAGTAACGGATTTATGTCTCCGAATGACATCCGGCGCCTCGAGAACCTGGACCTTATTCCGGCAGAGAAGGGCGGCGATGATTATTACCTGAATGGCGGCTACGTGAAACTGGAGGACGCCGGGAAACAGCAGATCCCCCAGCAGGAATCGAAGGAAGATAACAGAAAGAGAGGTAAGCAATGAAGAAGTTCTGGAACTGGATACATGATGACGGCGGAGGCAGGGTGCTCCGCCTGGAAGGGCCCATCGACGAGGAATCCTTCTGGGGCGATGAGATTACGCCTGCAGATTTCCGCTCAGAGCTCGAAGCTGAGGAAGGTGATGTGACCGTCTGGATCAATTCCCCAGGAGGGAATGTCTTTGCAGCGGCGGAGATATATACCATGCTCCGGGAATACGCTGGTAGCATTACTGTGCGGATCGCGTCCATCGCGGCTTCTGCCGCATCGGTTGTGGCGATGGCAGGTGACCGGGTGGAGATGTCGCCCACAGCCCTCCTTATGATCCATGACCCGTCTACCATTGCGATGGGGAACGCCAAGGATATGGAGAAAGCCATCGAGACACTGAACGAGGTGAAGGAATCCATTATCAATGCCTATGCAGCCAAGTCAGGTATGCGGCGAGGCAAGATTGCAGAGCTCATGAGTAACGAGACCTGGATGAACGCTAAGAAGGCTGTGGAGATGGGCTTTGCAGACGAGATTCTCTATGATGGGAAGAACCCCCCTGAGGAAGACGAAGGCGAAAAGCCCGAAAGTGCAGATGGCTCAGTCCTTGAAGCTCGGATGTACTCGAGCCGGATGATGGACCAGGCAATTTTAAACCGTCTGCGAGTCAATGATATAGCAGAGGAAGAGACAACACCAACAGAGCCTGTGATCGGCCTCGATGGAACAACAAAGGATGGGGCAGTTCCCTATCAGATACTGATGAAACAGCTGGATTTTCTGAAATAAGGAATCCGGCTTTTTTTATGGAGGTAAATGTTATGAGTAAGATTATTGAGCTTAGAAACAAGAGAAATACACTTTGGGAGCAGACGAAGGCTTACCTGGAGGAGCATAGAGGCGAGAACGGTCTCGTCGAAGCAAGTGCTGTGGAGCAGTATAACAAGATGGCTGCTGATGTGCAGGCCCTGGGTGATGAGATTAAGCGCCTGGAAGACCAGATGGCGATGGATGCCCGCCTGTCCGCGGCAACGTCCGCACCGGTGCATGCTGATGTGAAGGACGGAAGGCGTGATGCGAATGTACGCCCGACTGCTACGGCAAAGTATAATGAGGCTTTCTGGAACATGATGCGCGGCGTCAATACCATGGAGGTTCGTGATGCTCTTTCGGTTGGCGTGGATCAGAACGGCGGATTCACTGTTCCGGATGAGTTCGAGCGTCAGCTGATCGAAGCCCTGGAAGAGAATAACATCTTCCGCAGCCTGGCAAAGACGATTCATACCAATTCCGGTACGCGTACCATTCCGATCGCGACGGATGCGGGCTCCGCTTCCTGGATCGAGGAAGGCGCTGCTATTCAGGAGTCTGATATGAGCTTTGCTCAGGAGACACTGTCCGCCTATAAACTGGGCTGCATGATCAAGGTTTCCAACGAGCTGCTCAACGACTCCGCCTTTGACATCGCTGCCCACATCGCTCATCGCTTTGGTGTGCGCTTTGGTAATGCTGAGGAGGATGCCTTCATTAACGGCACTGGTCCGTCCGCCAATCCGCAGACGACCCCTTCCATGCCGACCGGTATCCTGACCAGCCTTACACCGACAGCAGGCAATACCACGGCCAATGCTCAGACGGTCCACTTCGACAATATCTACAAGCTGTATTACAGCCTGAAGTCTCCGTACAGAAGGAAGGCATCTTTCCTGTGCAATGAGACGCTTCTCCTGCAGCTCATGCTGATCAAGGACAAGAACGACAACTACATCTGGAAGCCTGGCCTTGAGGTTGGTAAGCCGGATACGATCCTGGGACGTCCGATCCACACCAGCGGCTATATGCCGGCTATCACCGGTACAGCCACGCAGGACAAGGGCAAGAAGGTCCTTCTCTTTGGTGACTTCTCCTACTACTGGATCGCGGACCGCCAGAACAGGACGCTCAAGCGCCTCAACGAGCTCTATGCTGTCACCGACCAGGTCGGCTTCATCGGCACGCAGAGAGTTGACGGTAAGCTGATCCTGCCGGAGGCGATGCAGGTCATGGCTCTGGGGACTGGCACAGGCTCTTGATAAGGCGGAGGTGAAGATCGTGGCACTTGTATCTCTTGATACCGCCAAGGAATATCTCCGGGTGGATTCAACGGATGAGGATGCCACGATCGGCATCCTCTTATCCACAGCTGGCCGGCTTTGCGCAGATGTGGCAAGACTGAGTGATGAGAAATGGGAGGCTGTCAACTCCGATACAGAAGGCGATTCCCTTGCTCCCATTAGGGAAACGATGAAAGTCGCTGTCCTGTATGCGACCGGGTATCTCTATGAGCACAGGGAGGAGGCCGACCATCATGAGCTGACATTGACGCTCCGGTCGATCCTCTTTGCCATTCGGGAAGGGGTGGTGTGATGCATATTGCGGGCATGCGGGTGCGTATCACCCTACAAAAGAATGAAACGGTAGTGGATGCCTACGGGAACCATACAAATACATGGACCGATTATTTCACCTGCTGGGCGACAGCTTCCTCTCAGACCGGGCAGGAGGAAGAAAACGCAGCTGCCACCAACGAGGAAGACCGGATGGATTTCACGGTCCGTTATTCTTCAGAGACGGCTGCTGTGGTCTCCACGAAGTTCCGCATCGTCCTCATGTATCGAATCTATGATATCGACCATGTGGATGATATGGGCTTTAGGAAGAACAGCCTGAAGTTCCATGCCCACTTGGTAAAGAGGTGATGTTATGTCAAATCAGAAAGTATCCGTGGATGGGCTTGCTGATGCAGTGATGGAAGGTCTCGAGGAATATAACAAGCTGGCAACTGATAAGGTCAAAGCGGCAGTTAAGAAAGCCGGCACGACGGTTCGGAAGGAGATCAGCAGCACAGCGCCTAGGAAGTCTGGTCGTTATGCGGACTCCTGGAGAAGTAAAACAACGGCGGAATCTTCGACATCAATGCAGGTGACGGTGTATTCCCCTTCAAGATATATGCTGGCGCATCTCCTTGAGCATGGTCATGCCTTGAGAAATGGTGGAAGGGCGCGTGCCTTCCCGCATATCGCGCCTGCCGAGGAAGCCGGAGAAAAGCAGCTCACAACGGATATAGAGAGGGCGTTATCATGACATATTTCAAAGTCGTAACAATGATGGAGGAGATGGGGCTGCCTTTTGCCTATGACCATTTCGCGGAAGGGGAATCCCCAGATCCTCCTTTTTTGGTGTTCCTGTTCCCCCGCTCTGATAACTTCAGTGCGGACGGTATCGTCTATCAGAAGATTGATGCCTTACACGTAGAGCTGTATACGGATAAAAAAGACCCGGAAGCAGAAACACAGATCGAAGCTGTGCTCACAGGGCACGGCCTTTTCTACGAAAAGAGCGAAGTATGGATCGAATCAGAGAAACTGTACGAGGTGCTCTATCAAATGGAGGTTTTACATGGGTAAGAATAAAGTTAAATACAATTTAAAGAACGTTCATGCAGCCAAGATGACGGTTACCGAACAGGGCGCGTTCACGTATGCCACTCCCCAGGCTATTCCTGGCGCGGTCAGTATCAGTCTTGATGCGGAGGGCGAGTCAAGTCCCTTTTATGCGGATGGCATTGTGTATTTCCGTTCCAATACGAATAACGGATATAGCGGTGATCTGGAGATCGCCCTTATCCCGGAGTGGTTCCGCACGGACATTCTGAAGGAGACCCTGGATGCGAACGGTGTCCTGGTAGAGAGGTCGGATATCGCAGAGACGGAGAAGTTTGCCCTTCTTTTTGAGTTTGACGGGGATGTGAATGCGATCCGTCACGTGCTCTATAACTGCAGTGCTTCCCGTCCGAGTATTGAGTCGGAGACAAGGGAAGAGACGATCGAGCCGGGCACGGAGAAACTGTCCCTGACAGCAGATCCGAGGGCAGATGGCCTGGTCAAGAGCCGCACCGGCGATACGAACTCTGCCGAGACCTACAATAA